AATATTATACGGATGGCCGCTTTACCAATTTGAATTTCAAATTACCTTTGAGAATTACGATAATGCCATTTGGTACTCAACTATATATTGAGTACCATTCCCCAATTGCATAGAGAAGTTTGATGAGTACCGATTGACCAAGTCAATGGCACCCCCAAAGCGTTTCCAAATAAATGCCAAGAATTATTTTCTCACTTATCCACAATGCTCCCTTACTAAAGAAGAGGCACTTTCCCAATTACAAAACCTAAACACCCCAACGAATAAAAAATACATCAAAATCTGCAGAGAGCTTCACGAAGATGGGTCTCCTCATCTCCACGTGCTTGTCCAGTTCGAAGGGAAATACAAATGCCAGAATAACAGATTCTTCGACCTGGTATCCCCAACCAGGTCAGCGCATTTCCATCCAAACATTCAGGGAGCTAAATCGAGCTCCGACGTCAAGTCCTACATCGACAAGGACGGAGACACAATTGAATGGGGAGAATTTCAGATCGACGGACGATCTGCAAGGGGAGGTCAACAATCAGCCAACGACGCTTACGCCCAGGCGCTTAACGCAGGCAGTAAGTCGGAGGCTCTTAATGTAATTAAGGAGCTAGCTCCTAAAGATTATGTGTTACAGTTTCATAATTTAAATGCCAATTTAGACAGGATTTTTACACCTCCATTGGAGGTTTATATTTCGCCTTTTTCTTCTTCTTCTTTTGATCGAGTCCCAGAAGAACTCGAGGAGTGGGCTGCCGAGAACGTCGTCAGTTCCGCTGCGCGGCCTTTACGACCGATAAGTATAGTTATCGAAGGGGATAGTCGGACGGGGAAAACAATGTGGGCTAGGTCATTAGGCCCACATAATTATTTATGCGGACACCTTGATCTAAGCCCAAAAGTATACAGTAATGATGCTTGGTATAACGTCATTGATGACGTAGATCCCCACTACCTAAAGCACTTTAAAGAATTCATGGGGGCCCAAAGGGACTGGCAAAGCAACACTAAGTACGGGAAACCAATTCAAATTAAAGGTGGAATCCCAACTATCTTCCTTTGCAATCCAGGCCCAACATCATCATATAAAGAGTACTTGAATGAGGATAAAAATTCTGCTTTAAAAGATTGGGCATTAAAGAATGCAGAATTCGTCACCCTCAACAGCCCATTGTACTCAGGTACCAATCAAAGTGCAACACAGAATAGCCAAGAAGAGGCCTGTTCGGAGACGGAGAGTTGATCTAACGTGCGGGTGCTCATACTACTTCGGCATAGATTGCGCAAATCATGGATTTTCGCACAGGGGAATTACTCACTGCAACTCAATGCGAGAATGGCGTGTATACCTGGACGATCAAAAATCCCCTATATTTCAAGATAACCAAGCACCACGAGAGGCCATTCAACACCAACCACGACATCATAAAGATCCAAATACAATTCAACCACAACCTGAGGAAAGCGTTGGGAATACACCAGTGTTTTCTAATCTTCCAGATCTGGACTCGTTTACGTCCTCAGACTTGGCGTTTCTTAAGAGTATTTAGGGTTCAATGTATGAAATACTTAGATAATTTGGGTGTAATTAGTATTAACAATGTAATTAGAGCATGTGATCATGTATTATGGGATGTATTGGAAAACACAGAATATGTAACACATTCAAATATAATAAAATTCAATCTTTATTAATTCTGAACAGAATCATAGAAATAGATTCTGATTTTCAAAGTAGCATACACTGGATTACTAGCATGAGTACATGCCATATACAACAAAAGAGCATTCTCTGTGTGATTGTCATACTTCGCAGCCTCTTGATGATTATACGTCACATGGTTGTTCACCTTCATAAACTTCCTAACTATTGCTTGCTCCTTGCTCGCATACTGGCCACCAGTAACAGTTGCCTGAAATCGACGAAGCACTTGAAAACGATCTCTGTTATCGTTCTTCACGGTGGCTGTACTTGGCTCGTTATCATACATGTTAAACACCTGACCAAAATCTTGGGGAGTTCCAAAAGGTCTTCTATCACGTACTAAAAAGAACATGACCGTATTAGTATGATTCTTCGTCTTAATGTTCTCATCCATCCAGATCTTACCCAAAACATAAACTGACTTAATACAGAACCTCTTACCAACACGATGAGTCAACCCGTTACCACGTGTAACATCAGACACACAAATTACCTTCCCTACATGGGCTACATCATGACGCTGTTCATAAGACTGGACTTTACATGGGCCTTCACATCCTCGTGGAACATCAGGGCTTTTGTACATTCTGTACATCTTGGGCTTGCGGTACATGGGACGATTCACCCATGACCTCCTTTTGTTTGTGACGAGGACAGTGGGGGCAACAGCACGGTTGACATACGGGCTGTCGAAATTCAGCCGGCGACGCACCTTGGATGCGGGAGTGGAAATGACTATATCTGCGGGACGCTTCGACATAATCCCTGGCACGAATAACTAAAATTAAATCACGAATTAAATCGTACCCTAATGTATCCGGAGAGTATGTATTTTCTACTAATTGCAAATATTTAATCGCTAGCATACACCTAAAACCGTGAACGGTTTCGGGAAATTCGTTTAAAAGCGGATCCCACATGTTTGAAATGAGTACTTGGGGACCAAGTTTTATAGGGGGCCGTTAAATAAATAAGCTCTGAGGGAGCGTCTCTATTGGCCGACAAATAAGAGTGGGGGGACCACATAAAAAAAATCGCGGCCATCCGGT